GTGAAGTTAAAACCTTCACTATCGTATGTTATGGCATAAAAGCCGTTTGTATTGAATTTGATTCTGATATGTGGCGCACAGGCCATAGCCGGTCCATATCAGATATCTCATTTAATTATAAATTTCTAAAATCCAGTAGCCTGGGTTTAGTTTTAATATAATGTAGATGCACAGACCATAGTCGGTCTACATTGTCCCTTATTTCTAAATCCTTGAATAAAGGTCATCTAGGTATATCCTAGATGTTTTTGGACATTTCTGTCCTTGGTTATCAAACCTAAATAAGATAAAACAACCCTTATATTTATAGAGAGTAAACTCTTTAAAATCAAATTGAATTGTATTAAATTTATTGCACTTTTCTTTTATCTCACATAGCACTTGTTGCACCGTGATGATCCTTTGGAGCTATTATGTATCCATCGTGTAGAAGATCTTTAGATTTTATTATTACTTTTCACCAACAGAGTTTATTAATACTTCTCTGTATGTTCAAACATATCGTCCTTGTTTGTTCAGTTTAAGTTACTTTCGCGTTTCTTAAATTAATCTTAAATGTATATCGCACAATTTTATGTGCTTATTGTTACGATAGCTTAGTTAATCTAATTACACTATTTGTTCCATGTAACCTGGAAAATATTTCCCTCAATTCATAAACTTTGTTTTGATATTTATCTACCCGTTACCTCTGAGTTCATTTAGGCATTTTAGCCTAGACTACTAGTTCGATGAAAAATTCCGAACCAGACATGACATCTAAGCCTTACGTCCTTTAAGGCTCTTTTTATAGACAATAAAAAGGCATTTTTTAAACCCCATGTTCTTAAATAAATCCCCCCGTTCCAAATATATACCTATTCCGTTAAAAACAAAAAATTATTATGCATTTCTTACTCCTCCCGATGACTTTCAAGACATTAAGTCTGGTTTATTTCATGAAAAGGTTTTCCGTCCTTTATTCCTCCCTCAGATGGAGAAGATGGTGATTGCTCAGCAATCCCATAAGCGCTCGAGAGCGCAGCGTGCTGCACGGAAATTAGCAGCACAACAAATTCTTTTCCCACATTTTGATGAGAAGAATTTACAATTTGATCTTGAAGATGATTATGTTGTCGTCGAGAAAGACGATGTTAACATGCATCTTCAGGCTGGGTTTAGTCCCATTACCCCACGCACTAGTATTATATTACGTGTTGTGGATGAGGTATTTCTTAAGAAATATCGTCCTGAAACTCATTATGAGAAATCATTTGCTTCAGGTCTAATGAATATTGAACCCACTGCCGACTTTTTTGTTAAATTAGTTGAAGATGTAACACTCTTTATCTATGATTTAAGTTCGGCAACCACTCGTATGTCACGTTACTTAGCATTTATTAAATTTGCCAAGTTACGTGGTATTCGAGGTATTGCAACCACAGTTAATATGGCCATAATTTCAGAGATTATTGGTCTTACAGTTTCCTGCACTAAAGATGATCCAGTATTGGAGATTCAAAGTGCAGAAGAATTTGTTGGTGGAGCTCGTAAACTTTTAGATAGCTATAAAGCTCTTAAAAATTCTGAAGTTGCAAAGAAATTAAGTATGGTAGGTTTATTTGCCATGTCTTATTCATTATTAGATACTTTTGGTATCACATTTAGTAAATTGAACTATGATAAGGTTCAAGAAGCCGCAGTTAAACGCGACTTTTACTTGGGCCCTACTATGATTCATGGTATGTGTGATTCTCTTTTATTTTTATTAGAAAAGGGAATCCAATGTTTTAAAACTGGTTCAGTTGATCCTATTCTTCATAACACTACTCGTTATCAAGAATGGATGGATACTGTTATTCGTTTACAACGTGAGTCAAAATTGATTAATAATCCTGAACCACATGGTATTTGTATGTCACAATTTTTAGCTGATCTTAGCGACACCATTGAAAAAGGTGAAGCAATTAAGAGAATGGTTATGATTGATGATAAAGGTATGGATAAGCGTTTAATTATTAATATGCTTGCTGACCTTCAGATGTTGAAGGCCTATGAATTAACACGTCAATTGGCACAAAAAGAGCGTAAAGCTCCTTTTGCTGTCTTGTTAAGTGGACCTTCTTCAGTTGGTAAATCTGCTTTGACTACTGCTTTGTATTATCATTATGGTAAATTGTTTGATTTGCCTATTGAACCGGAGTTTAAATACACCCGTCAAGGTGTAGAAAAACATTGGACTAATTTTAGTACTTATCAGTGGTGTATTCAATTTGATGATATTGGCTATTTGAAGCCTCAAAATGCTCCAGATCCAACTTTATTAGAATTTTTGAATGTTAATAATAATGTTCCTTTTACTCCAGAGCAAGCTGCTCTTGAAGATAAAGGTAGAACACCTGTGACAGCAGAATTGTTATTGGCAACCACTAATACACCCGGTTTAAACTTAGGTGCTTATTTTAGTTGTCCTTTTGCAATTGCTCGTCGTTTTCCTCTTTTAGTAGAGGTTAAGCCTAAAGCAGATGTTTGTATTGAAGGTCGATTAAATACTGAAGCTATTTCTTCAAAGCGTCCTGTTATTGATGGATCTTACCCAGATCTGTGGGAGTTTGAAGTTTTAGAACCTTTTATTAAAACTGGTGCTCGTAATGAAACACCAAGTTATCGTTCTATTAAAACTTTTTCTAATATTAATGATTTTTTGTGTTTTTTCGGTGAGAGAGCTGATAAACATAGAAGTACACAAACTGCTGCATTATCTGCAAGTAATTGCATGAAAAACGTAAAGTTGTGTAAAACTTGTAAACGTTCTGAGAAAACATGTATTTGTCAGACCAAATGTCCTAGATGTCAAGTTCAACCTTTAGGTTGGAATCTGGAATGTGAATTATGTGTTAAGACCCGAGAAGATATTATCCAATTGGGTTTTAGTGATCCACGACTTTCTACCCCCTTCTCCATTCAGAGTGAAGAGGTTCTTGTTGAGCAAGGTGAAGGAGCAATCCGCATCAGTTTGTACGAGACTTTAAAAAGAATCGGAACAGAAAAACGAGAAATGTATCAAAGTTGGTTTGCACGTAACATTGCTTTTAGATATTGTCCTCAACATCGTGAAGGTGTTACCCATAATTGCGTTTACACACGTATGCGATTTTTAGGCCCTAATGGTGAATTTGAAGGTGATTCTATGAAGAAAATTTTTAACCAGTGTATTAATGAAGAGAGTTTACTGTACCGTTTTAGAGTATGGTGCGTGAATTTCTTTTTAGTTAGTATGTGGTTTTATCTTTGTCGATTATATCTAGCAGAACGTGATGGCATTTATTGGCAAGAGAAATTTTTACTACGATATTTAAATCGTGGTGAATCATATAGAATTTTATTTAAAGGTTTGAAACAACGCGTTTGTTCGCGTGTTGATTTACCTACTTATTTGATGGATTGTATTAAAGTTTTAACTGTTGTTGGTGGAACTATGTTTTTGGTTAAACAATTAGCAAGTTTATTACCAACAGAGGTTAAGGAACCTGAAATTTATATTGTACCTGAAGAAATTCAAACTGTTTTTACGACAACAACAACTGTCATTAAACCTGCAATTTCTGTCCAAAGTTCTACGGATGAAGGCACTCCTCCTTTGCAAGAAGAGGTAGTGTCTAAGCCTTATTATTTTCATGATCCTTTTCGATTAACGACCTTAGATATAACTCCAACGATTTCTTCCCAAGGTCCTATTGAGGTGCTTAAGAAGAAACTTAAACAAGCTGGTGCAACATTTTTAATGTCCACTCTGCCACACGATGGTCGAGCGCAAAAATTAAAAGTTAATTGTGCTACCTGTATAGGTGGACAAGTTTATATGTTGAATAATCATGGATTACCTGAAGCTGATGTTTTTTACTTATCTGTTAAATCAGAACCTGAAAATGGCGCTATTAATGGCAATTTGTGTAATATTTTAGTTTCCAGCAATATGGTACGAAGGTATCCACAATTTGATCTGGCCTTTATTGAGTTGAAACATTTGCCACCGGGTAAAAATCTGATGGAATATTTTCCTCAAGATACTTTCAATGGGAAGTTTAATGGTGTTCTTTGTGGTACTGGTCGTGATGGCCAATATTGGGAGAATCAACAAGTTGGTTTGACACTTCAAAAAACTAAAATTTGTAAATTAGATATCACCGCACCTGTTTGGTGGGGTTTCGCTCAACGTGAAACTCGCCATGGAGATTGTGGTGGTGTTTTGATTTCCACGGAGCCACTTAAAAATGCTATTATGGGCATTCATTTATTTGGAGCAGAAGATGGCACTAATAAAGTTGGTGCTATTCAAATTCCTTATAATATCGTTCATGAAGCTTTTAAAAGTTTTACTAGTTCGAATATTCAACATGGTGAAATTAATATTAGTGCACCTGGTTGTGAAATGAAATTAACCGATTTACATCGCAAGAGTCCTTTCCGTTATATGGAAAAGGGTACTGCACGTGTTTTTGGATCTTTAACTGGTTTTCGTACTGAAGGTAAGTCACATGTTGGTCCCACGTATATAGCTGAAACGATTAAACGTAAGTTTGGTTGCAATCCTAAATATGTTGCTCCTCCTATGAATTGGCAACCATGGTATGAAGGCTTGAAAGATTTAGTTCGTCCTGTAACCTTGTTGAATCAAGATATTTTAGATGAAGTAACACAAAATTTTACCGATGATATCTTGAATATTTTGCCTAAATCTGAACTTGAAAAACTTAGAGTTTATGATAATGTAACTACAATGAATGGCGCTCCTGGTGTCGCTTTTGTCGATAAGATAAATCGCAACACTAGTGTTGGCTACCCATACAAAAATACAAAGCGTAATTTTATTCATCCTATTGAAAGTCCCATTAATACTGATTTTGTTATGTATGATGAGAATATAATGAAGATGATAGAAGAACAAATTGTAATTTATGAGCGTGGTGATATGACCCATGCTATTTATAATGGTAATTTAAAAGATGAAGCCAAGCCTCCTGGTAAGATGACTCGAACCTTTATGGGAGCGGGTGGAGCTAATGCTTTTATTCAACGTAAGTATTTCTTGAGTGTAGTTAAATGCATTCAGGAAAATAGTTTTATTTTTGAAGCTGGCCCCGGTATGGTTGCACAGTGTGCTGAATGGGAAAAACTCTTTGAGTATCTCAATAAGCATCCTTTGGATCGTACTATAGCTGGTGATTATGGTAAATTTGATAAACGTATGGCACCTATGATTATATTAGCCGCTTATCGTATTTTGATTAAAATTTGCGAAGCGTCTGGTAATTTTACTGAAACACAACTAAAAGTTATGTTTGGTATGTCATATGATGTTGCATTTCCTGTTGTAGATTACAATGGAACTATTGCGATGTTTTTTGGATCTAATCCCTCTGGTCACCCTTTAACTGTTATTATCAATGGCGTGGTAAATTCCTTATATATGCGATATTGTTTTGCTATTCTATCTGGGAAAAATCATGCCAAAGATTTTAAAAATTGTGTTAGATTGATGACTTATGGTGATGATAATATTATGACAGTTAGTCCTGATTGTGATTTTTTCAACCACACAGCAATTCAAAAAGTGCTGGCCGATGCCGACATAGTTTATACTATGGCGGAAAAGAGTGCACAATCAGTCCCTTTTATTCATCTAGATGAGTCCTCGTTTTTAAAAAGAAGATTTGTTCAAGATGATGATATAGGAGCCATTGTAGCACCAATTGAGCATGAGTCTATACTTAAAATGCTCACCTCTCGTGTTGTAGAATTAAATATTTCTGCACAAGCACATTCGATAGCCGTAATTTCGAGTGCTGTTAGAGAGTATTTCTTTTATGGAAAAAAGGAGTTTGAAATTCGTTCTCAACAACTGAAGGAAGTTGTTCGAGAATGTATGCTAGAACCATATTTACAAAATAGCACTTTCCCTTCATGGAAAGAACTTTATTGTCAATTTTGGTTAAATTCTAAGCATGTAAAACTCCAAAGATTAGGCTTTGCGTCCCTTCAATCCTTTCAACCAGACTCAACTGAGTGTGGCGGCCCTGTAAGCCAAACACTCCGATCCCTATTTACTACCAATATATCAATCACGAGTGAACGAGAGGTTCCTCCCACGTGTGTGGTGCAACGAGATGCTCCACAAGTTATTTTTGCGAGTGCTGAACAATTCAGCATTCAATCCGACATCATTGAGACAGAGGGTAAAGCTTCTGAACTTGACCAAGAAAATGTTCAATTCCTGGATGAGAGTGATGGTTACGAAGTTGGCTTCGGGACTATCCACAATGTTACAAGCAGTGACCAAACTGCTAATACAGATCTCGGCAAATTTTTGTCGCGACCAGTACGAATTGCCTCATTTACTTGGGCCGAATCAGATGGTATTGGCACAACTCGAACATTTTCTCCTTGGAATTTATTTTTTAATGATGCACGCATTAAGTATAAATTGAATAATTTTGCTTTTATGCAAGCCACACTGAAGGTTAAGGTTTTGATTAATGCTTCTCCATTTTATTATGGAGCTATGATTGGTGCTTATACACCAAACCCTGGACTTACTCCGAGTACAATTCAACCAGATTTAGGGACTAGATATTTTATTCCTTATTCACAACAACCTCATATGTGGATATATCCTCAAGAGTCTAAAGCTGATACTATGACTTTACCTTTTTTCTATCATAAAAATTGGTTAAATATTCAATCGGCTGTTGATTTGACAAATATGGGAACTTTGAATTTTATTAATTACACTGCATTGGCATCAGCTAATGGTGCGACTGGTGTTGGCGTCTCAGTTCAAGTTTATGCTTGGGCTGAAGATGTTAAATTATCTGGTCTTTCCGTTGGTCTTGCTATGCAAAGTGACACTATTGAATGTTGTTATGGTTTGCAATCTGATGAGTATGGTACAGGTATTGTTTCTAAACCTGCATCTGCCATAGCTAATGGTGCAAAGTATTTTGAAAATATACCTATTATTGGTACCTTTGCCACAGCTACACGGATTGGGGCATCTGCAGTTTCTGCTATTGCTTCATTGTTTGGATGGACAAATGTACCTGTGATTTCTGATACTCAAAGTTTAAGACCTACAGCTTTTCCTCAGTTGGCATCAACTGAAATTGGTTTTCCAGCTGAGAAGCTCACGTTAGATAGTAAAAATGAATTGACAGTTGATCCCACAATAATGGGTTTACCAGCTGATGATGAAATGGCTATTACTAATCGTGTCATGCATGAGTCATATTTGACTACAGCAAATTGGACTAGTGCTAATAATGTAGATGATTTATTATTTACATCCTTGGTGACTCCTTTATTGGCTGATTCTGATGGTTTGACTAATGCTAAGTGTTATTTGACTCCTATGGCATGGGTTTCGCAGCTATTTAAAGAATGGCGTGGAGATATTATCTTCCGTTTTCGTTTTGTAGCTTCTCCATATCATAAAGGTAGAGTACGTATTTCTTTTGATCCTTCAGGTTATTCAGGTGAAAATTTGGTTTCTGATGCTGTTTCACAAACAGTTGTCATGACTAAAATTATTGATCTAGGTAAGGATTCTGATATCGAATTGCGTATTCCTTATCAACAAGCGACTGCTTTTATGCAAGTTCAAAATTCTCTTGGAGCTGTTAATTGGTCAACTAGTTTAACACCTAGTTTGACACGTAATGTTGTATTTGATAATGGTTATCTTACTATGCGTGTGACAACTATTTTGACTGCACCTATTGCTGTAACCACTATTCCAATTATGATTTTTGTTCGTGGTGCATCTAATTTAGAATTTGCAAATCCTACAGATTTACAACCCTTTACGACTTGGGCACCACAAAGTGCTGAAATATATGGTGATCCCAATTCAATTGTTGCAGGAAAAGATTCCACGCCAAACAGTGAACAATACCTTGTTAATTTTGGTGAATGTGTTAAATCATTGCGTGCCGTTTTGCGTCGTCAAACTTTATCTAAAGTTAATATGCCTCCTAATGTTGCCATCTTTCACCAAATAGTGAGACAACGTTTTACTCGCTGGCCATTGATGAATGGTTTCGACACTGTGGGTGGTAATGATAGTGCTTTTGGTTTAGTGGTGACTGGTTCAACATTTAAATATAATTGGACTTGTTATCACCCACATTCGTGGATTTCTCCAGCTTTTGTTGGTCAACGTGGTTCAATGCAATGGACTTTTAATGTTGATACAGTACAAGCTATTAGACACATTCGTGTTTATCGTGACACCACCAGTAGTATTCCTACTGGAACAACAACAGCTGGCTTGCTTGGTAGAGGTACTCCCTCTGCTGCAGCAGCATTTTATGCTATTAATTGTCCGGCAGGTGCTAGTGGTCAAGCTTTGACTAGTCAATATACTAATGCTGGTTTGACAGTACAGCTTCCAAATTATACACGATTTGTGTATCAATCAACTGCTCCGTCTCGAGCCTCAGTACCAAGTGCAGTTGATGGAGGAGATATTGATGCTTATGCTTTAGAAATATCATATAATAATTTATATGCTGGAGCACAAGATAATATTTTCTCTCGTGTTTGGGAGTATGCAGGTATTGGAACTGATTATGGATTACATTTCTTTTTGAATGTACCCACTTATTGGATTTATAATGGAACACCAGTGCCTAATTAAAGCACTATAGCTTGTCATAGCTAAATAGAATAATGACGATACCTTCTGTGGGTAAATAGAATAACAGAAAACACCAACTGCGGGTGAATAGAATAGCAGAAAGCATTTTATAAATTTGGTAATTAATAAAATGTTAAAAAGTAAAAGCAGAGCAATAGAGCCGAGCTAGATGACGTAGTCGTCTACTTCTCCAATTAGTGGAGTTCTAAAACATTACCGAGATTTCGAAAGAATTTAATTTTTCCCTAAGATCGGTCCCCGGTCTCGGGGGGGTTTATACCTTGTGCACTCAAATTGAGCGTATGAGTTATAGACTTAATGCAAAAGCTACGACATTTTATTAATGTATAATTACAT